TCTGACTGGTATCACAGTATCGGTCAGATTTTCAAGTCTGATGGCACACCTTACAAAACAGAGAAGGGTGCTTTTCGTAATCATCCATGCACCAAGTGGGTAGCAGAGTCTAATCACAATATTGCATGGTTGATTGAGCATGGTATTGCACTTTGTGAAGAGTATACTTATAGATATGATAAGAAACATGGATGTGAAGATAGTATAAGATTTGCTGCAGCAATAGCACCCGAAGGTTGTAGTGCTAGACACACACCATTCGCTCGTGCTATGCCAGAGAAATGGAAGTTTGACTATGATATTCCTACTACACTTGCGTATAGACGCTATGTTGCTAGTAAACCATGGGCACCCACAAATTACCTTCGTAAACCAGAGCGTAGACCAGTTTGGATAGTGTCCACTAACAGTGGCATTGCGGATTTTATTCTTGTATAATAATAATATAGACACAAACACATACGATTATGCCTTTCGAGCCAGTCCCAGTTACTACAGAAGATTTCAAAACATATCTTTCTGCTAAGCACGGTAACGACATCACATTCCAAAACTTAGTTGAAGCATCAGATCACTTCAACTGCTCCGTAGCAACGGTTAAGAAAAGACTTAAGCAATACAAAAAAGGTATTGGTAAGTGGGATCTCTCAATTACTGAAAAACTTGAGAAGGCATACGCAGCACCACCAGTAGTCAAAGAAAGATTGATTCCAACTAAAGACGACAACTTTGTGCCCTTCGGTAACTTCTCTGATCTTAAGAAGATCATCAAGTCCAAGGTATTCTACCCTGCATTCATCACAGGTCTATCAGGTAATGGTAAGACCATGAGTGTAGAGCAGGCATGTGCTGCATTGAATCGTGAAGTGATTCGTGTTAACATTACTATTGAAACTGATGAAGATGATTTGATCGGTGGATTCAGACTTGTCGATGGCAACACTGTATGGCATAATGGTCCTGTAGTCGAAGCACTCGAGCGTGGTGCAGTCCTTCTCCTTGATGAGATTGACCTTGCATCTAACAAAATCCTTTGTCTTCAGTCTATACTAGAAGGTAAAGGTGTCTTCCTCAAGAAGATCGGTAGATATGTATTACCTGCTAAAGGTTTTACAGTTATCGCTACTGCTAATACAAAAGGTAAGGGTAGTGATGACGGTCGTTTTATCGGCACTAATGTCCTCAACGAAGCATTCCTTGAGAGATTCCCATTGACATTCGAGCAAGAGTATCCTACTCCTGCTATCGAAACTAAGATGTTAAACAACTACTGCAAAGAGTTGGATGCATGTGATGACAAATACATCGCTAACTTAGTTACATGGGCAGACATGATTCGTAGGACATTCAAAGAAGGTGGTGTTGATGAAGTTATCTCAACTCGTCGTCTTGTGCACATCATCCGTGCATATGCTATCTTCAGCGATCGTGTTAAAGCAATCAAAGTTTGTCTAAACAGATTCGATGATGAGACAAAACAGTCATTCATGGATTTGTATGATAAGATTGATGGTGAGGTAGACATGTCTAACGTAACTCAACTATTCAATTCTTAATAAGGGTTGACAATATGAAGGCAATGCATTAGACTTGCCTTCTACACACCTGTGTATACACGAAATAACATTATGAATGAAGCATCAGAGATTCGTCTCTCCAAAAAGACTATTAGTTTCCTAAAGAATTTTAGTGAGATTAATAAGTCGATTGTAATTAAAGCAGTGGACAAAACTCTTGCAACAATGGCGGTTAACAAGAATATTCTTGCATTCTCTTCTTGCTCAGAAGAGTTTCCAGAAGATATTCCCATCTATGACCTTCCATTATTTGTGAAAACTTGCTCTATGTTTGAGCAACCACATCTAATATTTCTAGCAAAGAATAAAATCTATATTGCAGACAAAGCAACCAAGGGTAAAGCGACTTATATGAAGTCTGACCCTGATATTATTGTGCAACCCCCAAAGACTTATGACCCTAATCTCCCTGAGAAGGTTGTAAACTTTGAGTTGACTATGAAGAATTTAAAACTTCTTCGTGAAGCAGCATACAACTTTGGTGTGACTGATTTCTGTGTCAATTCTTTCCAAGGTGAGTTATCTATTTCTGTTAGAGATAAGAAGACTGATTCAAGTCATGTATTCTCAGTCCCTGTAGACAAAGTAATCTGGGAAGCAGACTACTGGGGCACTACACCTACACATGAGCGTAACTTCTGTTACTGCCTTAAGATAGAAAACCTTAAGATTCTTGATGGCACATATCATGTGTGTATTTCAGATAAGAATGTAATTAATTTCAACTCTTTATCTGAGTCATCACTTAATTACTTCATCGCTCTGGAGCCTGATCAAGACTAATGAGTAAACTGTTTCTTTGGGTTGAAAAGTATCGTCCAAGGACAGTTTCTGATTGCATCCTAACAGATGTCAACCAAGCAGTTTTTCAAGGATATGTAGATAACGGAGAAATCCCTAATCTACTTTTGCCTGGCACTGCAGGTATCGGTAAAACTACCCTTGCCAAGGCACTGTGTGAAGAAATTGGTGCTGACTATTATCTAATCAATGGATCTGATGAAGGTCGTTACTTAGATACTGTCCGCACAAAGTGTAAGTCCTTTGCATCATCCTCGTCTCTTGTGGGAGGTAAACACAAGGTCGTAATTATTGATGAGGCAGACAATTCTACACCCGATGTGCAGTTACTATTGCGTGCTGTCATCGAGGAGTTTCAGAATAACTGTCGTTTTATTTTCACATGTAACTATATCAACAAGATTATTGACCCTATCAAGAGTCGATGCTCTGTTGTAGATATGTCTACTAAAGGAAAGAATCGTGCCATCCTCGCTTCTAATTTTCATAAGCGATGCATGGATATTCTTACTAAAGAAAATATAGAATACGATGCAAAAGTATTAGCAGAGGTAGTCGGTAAGTATTTCCCTGACTTTCGTCGCACTCTTAATGAGTTGCAGGCATATTCCTCTACAGGTAAGATTGATGTTGGTATCTTAGGAAGGTCTAACAGTCAAAACATTGACAAGTTAATTGGTTTCCTAAAGAATAAAGAGTTTACTAACATGCGTAAGTGGGTTGTCACTAATATGGACAACGATTATAAGGTATTGTTTCGTGCTATATACGATAAGTTATATGATTATCTTCAACCTCAATCAATACCTGAGGCGGTGCTCATCATAGGTGAGTATCAATACAAGGCAGCATTCGTTGCTGACATGGAGATCAACTCTGTTGCATTTTTAACTGAAATTATGATGAGGTGTGATTTCAAATGATTAGTCCAAGGACACCTAGAAGATGGAAATCATCTAAAAGAGTTTTAATTTTCCTAGCAGTTACAGGTCTGGCAAGAGTATTAATTTTTGCTGTGCCTGTAGTTGGTATTTGGTTTGGTGTCAATGCCCCTGAGGAGATTCGTAATGAAAACTGATTACACAGAAAAACTTTGGTTTCCTGTTAGAGCGTGGGAGTTTACAAGTCCTAATTCTCTATGGAGAAAGACGTTTGAATTAGCACAAAAAGAAGAATATAGAGCATATAATTCAGATGGTGGAGTAGGCACATCACATCCACACCTTGAGCAACGTCCCGAGTGGAATGAGTTGAAGGTGTGGTTAGAATTATGTGCCAATAAAATCCTAAAGGATAACGAATTCCTTGCTGATAGGATGGAAATTACATCGATGTGGTGTAACAGAGCGAATGCTGAGACAGGTCATCATCACACCCCACATAGACATCCCATGTCTTATTGGAGCAGCATCTACTACATCACAAAAGCAACTCCTACTACGTTTGTAGACCCTCTTGCACAGAGAGAATGGGCACAGTTGCATTTAGATGGAGGTCCATATCCAGAGACTAGATATAATTATTGTCCAGAGCCAGGCACGTTATTAATTTTTCCTGCCTACCTAGTGCATGGGTCACAACCTAACGTAAGAGTGGTTGATAGACTCACACTTGCTGCTAACTTCTTCCCTTTTGGAAATCAAAACTTAGGTGGATGGGATGTGCCTATGATGAATCTGGAAAAGAAGGATGTTAAATGAAAGTCAACAAATTATTCCCAGTTATTGTCCCAGAATTTACCTATGAAGAAGATCTTGAAGAAATTAAAGAAGCTCTTAGATCCGAGAGAAGAGAGCAGTTTAATTTTCCAGAGGGAGTTGAGACGACGTGTGGAAACCTTCACAAAAATGAGAGATTCCACTCGCTCGTAGAATGGTTTGAAGAATGTCTCGAAGAATATAAAATGACATTTGCTCTACAATGTGATAGAATAGATATATCACTGATGTGGGGCAACATTGCACCTGCAGGATCAGGGGTAGGGCATCCAAGACACAGACATCCTATGGCTGTAGTGTCGGGAGTTTTTTATCTCACAGGTGGAGTAGCAACTGTATTCCATGATCCAGTATATCCTCGCACAATGGACTGCATGGAGGTCATATCTGACAATCTTAAAGTCCGTGGAGGTCCTATAGAAAAGATCGCAGCAGAAGAAGGTAAACTTATTCTGTTTCCTTCATGGTTAGTCCATGAAAGTGATCGCCATTTTTTTGATTATGATAGGATGACCATTAGTTTTAATGGTTTTCCTGCAGGAAATGTGAATCCTGGTCCTTTTGATTATCCAATGGCAAACATTGAAGTATTATGAGATACATTAAGACACCGCTTAGATATCCTGGCGGTAAATCTAGAGCAGCAGAAAGACTACTCAAACTAGCACCAGAATGTAAGGAGTTTAGAGAGCCATTTCTGGGTGGTGGTAGTGTTGCACTACGATTCACACAAGATAATCCTACTGCAGATGTGTGGGTGAATGACTTGTATGGACACCTTTATAATTTTTGGAAGGTATTGCAGTCAGACTATAAGAATTTGTCTGATTCCCTCATAGAATACAAGAATTCACACAATGATGAGGTCATGGCGAAAGAGTTGTTTAACAATGCTAAAGAGTCTATCGTTGATGCTGAATCATTTGATGCAGCATGTTACTTTTGGATACTAAACAAGTGTAGTTATAGTGGTTTGACAGAAAATTCGTCGTTTTCTAAGACTGCATCCAAACAAAATTTTACAGTCAATGGTGCACAAAATCTTAAGTCAGTAGGTGCACTCATAGGTCACTGGAATATCACCAATTATGACTATTCAGAGGTCATGAATGACGATCATGACCATCGTGGTAATGTATTTGTATTTTTAGATCCTCCATACAAAATCAAGTCATACTTGTATGGCACAAATGCTGAATTACACAAGGATTTTGACCATAAAATCTTCTTTGACAACTGTCAAGTGTGTCCACACAACTGGATGATTACATATAATATTGATGAAGAGATAGAAGAGTGGTATGATAAGTATAAGCAAGAGTATTTTCAATTAACATACGGTATGAAACATAGAGGTAGTAAGAATCGTAACCAACAAGAGTTATTAATCAAGAATTACGAGGCAAAAGTTGCTAATCCTCTAGAGGTCATGTATGCAGGATGAATTAGCACAACTGATTAGGCAACAACTTATATGTCTACCTCACCTTGAAGTCGTAGAGACTGATCATAAGTTAATTGAGCATGAAAAAGTCACTATTCACAACGAAATGTGGAAGTGTAAAGGTCTCAGAAAAATACATCTTGAGAGGGCAACACTAGAAGATAGGTTAAACATCGTCCACTGTGTTTTTTACCCTGATCCAGAGTATAAAATCCCTATTTTTGGGTGTGATATCATAGAAACACCAACTCAAGTTACTGCTGCTATCGTTGATATTTCTCCTGTGCATGGGTCTCCGTTTGACTACCAACTTGCTCCAATATGTAACAGATATTCCTTTAAAGACGAGAGAATACTACCACAATGGGCAGAAGAAGTCTTCTCTCCCTACTGTAAATTTGCTAGGTTAAAAGATGATCAGGCAAGAGTAGATTATTTGGATGTAACTAGAGAATATCTACGAGAATACGTCAAATATGTTAGAATAGCAGAGAAAGATTACAAACATAAGGACTGGGTATCTATCATGAAAAGGATAGACGATCAGTCTTACTACTGCACAGCACAAAGAAAAAATAAAAAGACTAAGGCAGTGCTATCTCAGTGGTTTGATGAAGAATGGGCGGATAATTATATAAATGAAGTATTATTTGACAAACCTTACATAAATTATGGCACAAGATTACAATCCGTTTGACTATGTTAACTCTATAAATTTAAAGACTGCAGACTATACTGATGATGAGGGGTATATGCGTCATTATCCTGCATTTATGGTCAATAAAGCACTGTCATACTTCATTGATACCATCATGCATTCTAACGAGATGAATCGTCTGGGTGCAAGTCTAGATAAGGACATGCAATATAACTTTTTTATACATAGTGTTAGGAAATCTAAGAGGTTTTCTCCTTGGGCTAAGAAGTCTACTAACCCCGATCTAGACATAGTAAAACAATACTATAACTACTCCACAGAGAAGGCAGAGCAGGCATTAAAGTTACTCAATAAGGAAGAAATCCAAGTAATTAGGTCTAAATTATCCGTTGGAGGAATTAAATGAGTGACGAGATCAACTGGTCTCCTAGCATGATGGTTGAGGTTACATTAAAAGAACCAGATGACTTCCTTAAAGTGCGTGAGACTCTTACTAGAATCGGTGTAGCATCGAGAAAAGAAAAGAAGCTATATCAATCATGCCATATCCTGCATAAAAAGGGTAAATACTACATTGTACATTTCAAAGAGTTGTTTGCTCTGGATGGTAAACCATCTAACCTGACAGATAATGATGCACAACGTAGAAACAGAATTGCTAGACTACTATCTGACTGGGGTCTCATAATTGTGTCATCTCCTGTAGAAGACACAGAGTTAGCACCATTAAATCAGATAAAAGTCCTGTCATATAAAGACAAAGGCGAATGGAATTTAGAGAGTAAATATAATATCGGAAAGAAAAAACAACCTGTAGAAACAGTGAGCAAATAAACACCTATATAATAATAGTGTAGGCATATACCATGGCAGAAGTAAAAGAAAAACCAAAAGGTCCTTTTGGTAAACTTAAAGAAGTAGCTGAAGATAAAGAAGAGCAACTTCAATACCTAGCAACACTCATAAGAGTGATAGTCCTCGTCTGGTCCGCAGGAATTTTAACTTTAAACTACGTTAAAATACCAGGATACGAGAGAGGAGAAAGAATCGATCCAACTTTCATAGCTTCGGTCTTCACAGGAACTTTAGCTACTTTCGGCGTCGCTGCGGGAGGCAAGAAAAAGAATGGTGCAGACGGTGGTAGTGCCAATATATCTAAAAAAGATAT